CTATCGAGCAGTATTAGAGCCGGTGGTCCGCCCTCTTCTTCTGGATAAAACACGCCCCATGTCGTTATCGCACTATAGTCAGCCGTTTCTCGTTTCGAGAAAGCCGTATCGTAGCTCTGAATGACGTATTGTAGGTTGGGAACTGCTGTTTTTTCCCATTTTTGCCACCACTCACGCTTAATTATCGCATTTTCTTCACCCGTGGGCCGTTGTTGGTACTGCGCGTTCCATTTACTGGGTGGTATCGACGCTTTCACAGCTGTCAAATCGTCCAAACTCCAATATTCTGGCCAACACGGCTGCCCGCTATCAAAAATAGCCGGTAGTTCTACTATCTCCCACTGGTCTGCAAGCTTATCTTTAGCCATAGAACGCATCAACTGCCCCGTTAAGTCCTTTTCGGACCACCTTGTCTGCACCAAAACAATACTGCCACCCGGCTGGAGTCTCTGTCGGGGGCCCCCAGTGTACCAATCCCACGCATCTTCAAAGCCGTTGTTACTCATCGCAGTCTGTTCCGAGTGCGGATCGTCGATTATAACAAGATCACCGCCTCGACCAGCT